TTCAAAATTTTGGCCGTCAGGCACAGTGGCTACAGATATTGTGGCTTATGTGTATGATGACCCATATATTGTGTTTAGAATACAATCAGAAGGCACACCTGCACAAACAGATGTTGGTGCATGTGCTGACGTAGTAGCTGGTGCAGGTTCAACAACAACAGGTCAATCTGGTTTTGACTTAGCAGGAACCACAAGCACTGGAACAGCAACATGCAAAGTTATTGGTTTATGGGAAGACCCATCTAATAGTTTTGCTCAATATGCACAGCTTGAAGTACTCATTAATGAGCACTTATTAAAAGCTACTGCAGGAATATAAGGAGAGTAATTTATGTCTATGAATAGAGCGCAATTTGCTAAATTACTTGAGCCGGGATTGAATACTCTCTTTGGTCTTGAGTACGACTCATATCCTGCTGAATATCAGGCTGTATTTGATGCTAACACTTCAAATAAAGCTTTTGAAGAAGATGTATTATTAACAGGTTTTGGTAATGCACCAACAAAAGACGAAGGTGCACCAATATCTTATGATTCAGCTTCACAAGGTTTTACTGCCAGATATCAGCATGAAACTATCGCATTAGCCTTTTCAATTACTGAGGAAGCAGAAGAAGATGGATTATATGGTTCTATCGCTTCAAGATATACTAAAGCATTAGCTAGAAGTATGTCAGCAACTAAAGAAATTAAAGCGGCTAACATTTTAAACAATTCAACATCAGCAGGAGTTCATGCAGGTGGTGATGGTGTCGCTTTATTAAGTACATCACATCCAACTGCAAGTGGTAATCAAAGTAATACTTTGGCTACAGCGGCTGATTTATCAGAAACATCTATTGAATCACTTTTAATTCAAATTGCTGATATGAAAGACGATAAAGGTTTAAGAATAGCGGCACAAGGAACAATGTTAATTATTCCAACTGCCTATACCTTTACTGCTCAAAGAATATTAGATTCACAATTGAGAAGTGGTACTTCAGATAATGATATTAATGCATTAAATAATGGTGGATATATGCCAAGAGGCTATCACATTATGAGAAGATTAACTGATAGTGATGCATTTTTTATCAAGACAGATGTGCCTGATGGAATGAAAATGTTTCAACGTTCACCACTTAAAAGAGGTGTTGAAGGAGATTTTGAAACAGGCAATGTTCGTTACAAAGTTCGTGAAAGATATTCTTTTGGTTTTACAGACTGGAGAGGTCTTTTTGGAACAGAAGGTGCGGCATAATCGCAATACAGGGTGGGTTTAACAGCCCACCCATAATAATTAACCTTGACTACGAAAGTAGACAATAGCCAAGACAAGGAGAATTAACATGGCTAAATCAACATTTTCAGGACCGATTGTATCAAACAATGGTTTTATACAAGCAGGTTCAAATAATATTGTAGATATTACAGTAGATACAACATTAACATTTAATGACCATGCAGGTCGTATTATTGAAGTCAATGATGCAAATGGTGTCATTACACTACCATCAATTAAATCAGCAGAATTAGGTGCTAAATACACCTTTTTTATTGGCACTAATATGACAGGTAAAATCAAAACAGATGGAACAGACAAATATGTAGGCTCAATAATGGTTGCAGTAGATGATGACGCAAAAAAAGCATTTGTACCCGGTGCAACAAATGATGTTATTGATATGAATAATGGCACTAAAGGTGGTAAAGTAGGTTCTTATGTAGAAATAACTGCATTAGCAACTGCTGAATACATGGTGCAAGGTCTTTTAATTGGTTCTGGTTCAGTAGCAACACCATTTGCTGACAGTTAATAGGGAGGATTAAATGGCTGATATTACATCAAGCACTATTCTTTCTGAAAACACTAGAGAAATTGTAATGGCATTTCAATATCAATATGTTGATACTGGTAATGAATCTGCAGTAACTAAAGTCGATGTTTCTACGTTACAAACAAATGCTAATGGTGATGCATGTACAGGTGTTAAAATTTTAAAATGTACATGGGTTGTTAAAGGTATGACTGTGCAAGTTATGGCAGGTGCTAGTACAAATATAATTATGCTTAATCTTGATGAAGGTCAATCTGGTGAAGTAGATTATAAAGAAGTTGGTGGTTTGCCTAATACAAAGCAAACAGGCACAAGTCCAACAGGTGATATAAAATTTACTACAACAGGTGCTGGTGCTGGTGATTCTTATCAAATTGTTTTAACAATGAAAAAGAAATATGGATAAGGTGAACTATGGCAACATCAGGAACAGTTACTTTTAGACCTAATGTTGAGGAAATAATAAATGAAGCATACGAGAGATGTGGTCTTGATATCCAAACTAGAACTGGATATCAAGCAGTCTCTGCAAGGAGAAGTTTAAATTTATTATTTTCTGAATGGGCTAATCGTGGAATTAATTATTGGACAGTAACACAAAGAACTTTAACTTTGGCAACAGGCACATCTTCTTATGATTTGCCTGCAGGTCTTTTAGACTTATTAGATGTTGTCATCTTTGACAGTGCAGACGCAACAAGAACAGATACTATTATAAACAGAGTTACAATCTCTGAATATAATCAAATACCAAATAAATCAGATACAGGCAAACCAAATCAATATATGCTAGATAAAGGTAGACAGTCTGGATCTAATAATATTTATAAACTTTTCTTGTGGCAAACACCAGATAGAGATACTTATAGATTGAATTACTGGTCAATGAACCAACTAGAAGATATCACTGCATCTAACGAAGATACAGACATTCCTTATACGTGGACAGAATGTATTTGTGCAGGATTAGCATCTAAACTGTCTGTAAAATTTGCACCTGATAAATTTCCATTATTAAATAATTTATATAAAGAAGCATTTGAGTATGCATCAACAAATGATAATGATGGTGTTAGTTTAAAATTACAACCAACAGGACTTAATTTGAGATAATGGCTAAGTATGCAAGAGGAACAAAATCAAAAGCCATAAGTGATATTTCTGGCTTTGAAGTTCCTTATCCAAAATTAAAAACAACTTATGATAATTTAAGAGTTGAGTCAGAAGAGTTTGATCCCAAACATCCTCAGCTTACACCTGCAAAAAATGTAATAGACGCAACTGCATTATTTAATCCAAGACCAGATAATGATCCAGAAAATGTAACTATTTTATTTGGATTTACACAAAATATTTTTGCATCTAAAATAGAAAAAAGTCAAAATTCTGTTGGTATTCCTGGACATGCAAGAATAGGTGGGTTTACATTAGAAACTGTGCAAAGTTCAACACCAAGTCCATCTGGTGTAAATGGCATAGGTAATCTTGGCACTTCTGAACTTCAGGCACAAATTGACGAAGAAGGTGTTGCAGGCACAGGAGCAGTAGGAAATGAAAGTATTGAGTTTGGTGCTGATATAACAGGAACAGGAGTAGCTGGAACAGGAGCAGTAGGAACAACAACAGCATCACCAACAACATATACAGTCAC